ACCAAACTCTGTTTTCCTCATCGCCACCCAAAGCCTCAAAAGACTTTCTGCCACAGTCAGTCAACAACACCACGTTATCTGCCTCACCGCCTTTTGATTGGTGGATGGTGCTGATGGTAATTCTGGGTGGAGAATTAAAAGATTGGTTGTTCCGCAAGCAGCTTCGCAGATACTCTCTCTCATCTGGAGGTATTAAACGTAACATGTCCATCCAGTCAATTTTCAGCGCATCCTGTGGCAAGCCAAAACTCTCAATGCCATAGTCAGCAGACTTTTTTAAACGATGGTTTATGTTTAGAAACTTCAACAGGTTCTTCGCTTCGTGCATTGAAATCCGCTCGCCCTTTCTCATCTCTTCCCAAGATTGTATTGCTTTAGTTTCGTTGTTGTTGGTGGAGCTTCTACCGTTGTGGATGTAGGCATAGCCTTGTTGTCGAGCCACCTTCACTAACCGACCTAGCAGATATCTGCTCCTTGCAAGAAGCAACCAAGTGCCTTGCTTTGACAAATCAATCTGGTTTTCATCAGCAATATAATCAACCTTGCCTTCCTCGGTTCTTGGCTTGTATGGTTTCTCGTATCTGTTTTTAATGCGGCCCAACACGTTAACCGCAAGACGATGCACACTTCTTGGGATACGATAGCTTGTTGACAACACTTGCTTCTCGTCAGCTTTCATATTTAAAAAGAACGAGAGGTCGCTTCCTGCCCACTGAAATATTGACTGGTCATCATCTCCTGCAAGGTAAACTTCCTTGGCATTCTGTGACAACTCAATCGCCATCTTGAACTGTAAGGTACTCAAGTCCTGAGCCTCATCAAATATTGCGACATCAACGTCGAGCGCACCGTGCCAAGATGCCAACATATCTGTAAAATCATATAATCCGTTTTCAGTTTTATAAGCTTGTAGTGATTCTGAGTATTGCTTGACTGCATGAAAAGTTAAATCATCAGTTGCTGTCATGTGGTATTGGTCTTCCAGTGACCGCATCCCGATACGTGCCAAAGATTCAATGCGAGAACACTTGTCCCCCAAGCCTTCACCAGTATGGATACCTAAGTCCTCATCATAAATGCCCTTGAATTCCACGCCCAGCGCTTTGCCAAATGCTCGGTAGTGTTTGTCGGACATCACCTCGTCGCGCTTGATTCTCATCTCACGAAATGCAAGAGAATGCAGTGTTCGAAAATACGGGAACATCTCTTCTGGGTAACCAAACTTTTCAATGGCTCTGGTTCGCGCTTCAATGGTCGCCTTTTTGGTGAAGCTAAAGTAACCAATTCTTTCTGGTTGTATTCCTTTCTCAATGCACGACTGGACAATATCAATTAAGGTGGTTGTTTTCCCAGTTCCCGGCGGGCCAAGCAACAACTTCACCTTTCTCATACGTTGCTCACCACCAAATAAATATGTGGATTCAAATCATCCTTGCCTTGGACGATATCCAAAAACTCGCCTCTACAAAAATCAGGGTCATTCGACTCAAAGACCTCCATCAACTGTTCAAACTGGTCGATGTCCAAATCTAACTCTTCATCTCTAATTGCTTGAGCCAAGCGAACGTAATATATAAACATCAAAAATCCTCCGATAAATTTGTGGGTATTTCAAGGTCGTCGTCTTGGAAATATTCAGGTGCAGGCACTGACCAAACTTTGATTGGCTTGCCTTTGATTCTAAATGTTTTCCTATCGCCGCCCAACGTCCTGAGCCATGACCAAATTTGATGTTGGTTGCTGTATCTAAAACGTCGTGCTTCTAAATAGATAAACAGGTCTTCTGACCTGAAATAAACCTTTGCCTCGTCAATATCTTGATATGGTTTGCCATTCATAATCTCATCACGATGTCTGGCTTGCACCTTGCCTGTCAAAAATGCGTCCAGTGCTTTCTCAAACTGGCCTTCAGGGGATGCGTCATCTGGATCAATCACCACTTCAACCGATTGCAGCAAGGTATTGATTCTTTGCTCCCAAGCCTGAGCAGGCATTGCGCTCGGACATTTGTTTAGTTTCTCAACACAAATCTTTTGTAGCTGACGTTGGTCTAACAGTTGTCCAGTCGTGATCTCAATTCGCTCACCTTGAATTTCAATGTACCACCGCACTGAGCTTTTGTTCTCAGTCTCGTATTTTGTAATCGCATCAATCTCAATATTAAGCCCACCACCAAATCCACCAATGCCAAACTCACGTTTCATGCACTTGGACTTTTCACAATAGTTACAGATTGGAGATTGCTTGCAAGTATAAGCATAGTCTTTCTTGGCAACAGACTTTGCTAACGCATTGACCTCACCACTTGGCAGCGGAGAGTCTAATGACTCGTAGTTGAATTTCATCAAATCTTCTTGCCAATCGTCAGGATTCTTTTTGCGGTAATACACCCCGACGTTAAAAAGCGAAATGTTCCTACCACCTTCAGGAAAACCAATCGTTGCAATGTGTTGCAAACACGGCGGCCCGTCTTCAAAAGCTGTGTCAAGTTCGACAGTAAAACCTTCCAGTTGTTCTGGCGTGACTCGTTTTGATTTTGCAAGGTCAATAAACTCAGCAAGGTTTAACTTGTTGCCATGGTGCATGGCATATCTTTCAGACTTATCACCTGCCCAGTAACACAGGTTAATCCAATTGCCACGGTCTTTATCGTTTGCTCTTGATGTTTGCTTGGGGAATATTTCTACACCACCATAGCCTAACGATGCTGCAAACTCATTTAGCTTCAGCACCATATCTCTTGCGGCAATCGCAGGTTCGCAGAACAAATATAAGTGTGCTCCACCTGATTTGCTGCGGCACATTACCAATGGAGTGTCTCTGACTTTTTTCTCCAAAGACTCAAGCGTTTCCGAAAGCTTGACCTCGCCACGGATATCAATATCAATCACACCAAAATTACACTTGTTGTCTTGTCTTAGTGGGATGATGCCGAGGATGTACTCGCCACCTGTCAAATGTTTGTTAAAGTGTTCTTGAGTCGCAGGCTCTGAAATTGTTACCGCACGACCAGACATCTTGCCGTCTGATTCTTGGCTTTGGACACGGAATTGACCATGCGCTAACTCGTAGCCTCTGAATAATTCAATAAAATCTTGCACAATATTTCCTTTCTTATAGAAAATGTCAACGCTGGCAAGACCAGAAAGGGAGTTAGGTGCTTGCCAGCACTGACCGAGAACATCAAATCATATCAGCATCGTTAGCTTTTGCATCCCCTTTTTTTATATCATCTCGCAACTTCTTTGCCTGAAGATAAATTTGTTCACCGTTCGGCAGGTTGTTAACCACACCCCCACTTTCTGCGTTGAACAACGGCATCGCCTTGTAAACAAAGGCTGGGCCGCTGGCAAACTGCTTCTCTCCTGTCGTCAACAAATAAGCATTCCAAAAGCTCGCAGGGTTAAAAGTCTCCCCTTGTTTTTTTGGATGCGGAATGCGAAGACGAGCCATCATCATATTAAATTGCTTGCTACTGGTGAGGTTTGTCTTGCTCATCGGCAGAACCACTGGGTCAACACTCTCGCCATCCACTAACAAACCGTAATAATTTGCAGTCTCACGAACTTCAGTCCCTTCTGTTGTCGTGAACTTATATGTGTTACCCACATATTGTCCGTCACCAATGGCGGCCAAATCGCTGCCGTGGTCTTTGACAAAGCTTTTGCCATCCGCTGACCACTCTATCCAAGTCCGTTCGTAGTAGGCAGGAACAAAAGTAATACCTTTTTTCCCGTCGTGAACAGTTTGTGTGGCTGACTCCAAGATGTTACCAGCCTCAGCATCTGTGACGTATTTGTCACTGCTTTTTTTAATTGCATCACTCGCGTTTTGCAGTAAGTAGAGTCGTGGTATTTGAAAACTGTCAGAGGTCATGTTTTCGGTTGCAGTATCGGCATCCTCCAAAAACATACTTGCGTCAAACGTCACGATATTATTTCCTGTTTCTTTTTTTGCTACATCATTCATATTGATTACCTTTTATTTGATTACAGTTTTTTTGCCTTCATGTACATTTAGAAGGTCGATTGGTACAAACTTCCCATCCGCTAGGCGTTCTTTAACGAAGGCTTCAAGCGTTTTGGGATGTACATTGACAGTTCGTTTTGGCTGAAGACCTGACACTTGAAGCTCTTTAAAAAGCTCATTGACTACAGCGTCTTGTCCTTTCCCGAACTGGATTTCGACAGCGTTTTTTATCAGTGAGTCAGCTTTCGCTTCTCTCAACCAATTCAAAGCGTCGTCTTTTTGTTGGCGTAAAATTCCTTGTCTGTCACCTTTGGCACGTTCTATCGTCCCATCGGCAGGAATATTTGCACGAACAAAATCTTTAACAACAAGTTGCTTGCCGTCGGATAAGTCCCAACTTGATTGCCCAATTGAAGCCAAGGCTTCAGGCAAGTCAAGCTCAGACAGATTGCGGAGTTCAGCTTTCTTGTTCTTGAGGTTCTTCTCAATCTGTTCAACTTCGGCTTCCAAGTCTTGGAGCTTGTTCGCCATCTCATTGATTTCATTTAGATCAGTTACGTCTGCATTTGCATCACCAACATAATCTATGTTGCTGGTATTCATGTCGCACCCATATTCAAAGTGCAGGGCATGTACCAACCTTTACGGCGGTCACGATAAGTATCTATGTTTCTTTCCCATCGCAAAATCTTCACGACATCTGAACTTTGGGAAGCTGCCATACACGCAATCATGACTGCGGTGGGATCTCCACCACCTGCCCACAGCAAATAATCCTCCTCGCTAAAATCTTTTAATATCTTTTTAGCTTTATGAATTGAAGGTGCGGGTGAAAATTGAGGTTGCTCGGACGCTTCAAAGATTATCTCTAGCTCACCATACTTGGCAGCATCAGACAGATCTGGAGTCCAACCAAATTTATTTTGTGTCGGTCGTGAGACCACAAATACTTTTGACATCATCTTTTCCTTTCTTAAACGTGTCAGTTAGTATGCTCTCTCAAACAATATTCGTCAACAAAAGAATTTATCTGTTTCCTCGTCATCGAAAGTCGAGGCAGCTAAAGCAAGGCTTACTACTCCAATCATTGCTTCAACTGTCGGAGCATCTTCTCTTAAATTTTTCAAGATAACAGCCAGTACCCCAGCATAAACTGCACCGCGAGAGATGTCTGGGTTGTCATAAAAAATGGTTTCAAGCATTTGCTCTGCTGCTTCTTTTGCTGATTCCATGGTGAAGTCGAGTGTTTCATTAATCATGAGTGTTAGTATAGAGGATAATATTTAAGAAAGAAAAATTTAATTTCCAAATTTGAGCAAAGACGGGGATCACTGGGATCAGTAGCACAAAAAATTATAAAAAAGAACAGGTTACGAATGTTACCGTTTGCTGGTTCTAGCGGTAACGGTTACCGAAGTCTGGTAACAAGGGGCTTTTCTTCTTTGAGAAAGGTTGTAAGTTGTTGATAGTAAAGGTAAAGAAAAGAGTTGTGTTTCTCTGGGAGATGCGTATAATTATTGGTGTTGGAAGAGTAAACTTTAAGAAAGGAAAAAAAGATGAACAAGGTAACAAGATACGCAGTTAGATTAGAGAACGAAGTTGTTGGTCAGGAAGACGCTGACTATTTACATGGGGCGCACAGCCACAAAGGTTATGCTTGGTTAGCTACACAAGCGATTACACTTGACTCTGAGTTTGCGACTGAAGAGGACGCAATTGCTTTCGCTAAAGATTGCATGAGCAAGGTAAAAGAAGAAGACAGACGTAACTATGAAATTGAGAAAATAGATTACGGTTTTGCAAGCAGCAAAGGTTGGTCTGATTCAGAGCCTTACGAGATTGTCAAAGTGATCTCAGACAAGACTATTGAGATTAAAGCGATGGATGCAAAGCCATTGGCTTGGAAGCGTGACTTTCATGCAGGCGGTTTCTGCGGTCATACCTCTAATCAACGCGACCAGAAGTGGGAGATTGTAAGCAACGAGAATGCCGTTACTTTTAGAATTCGCAAAAGTAAATACGGACAATGGAAATCTCGTTGTGGCACCCGCTTTAACTTAGGACAACAACCTTACAAGTTCTACGACTACAACTTCTAAATCAATCGGGGGCGCAAGCCCCCTTCTTTAAGAAAGGAAAAGGAAAAGCAAATGGAATTTGAAATAACAGCAACAATAGAACCAATACGTGAGGTGACAGGCACAATTAACGTAACGAAAAAAGATGTGGTTGATGCAGGATTCTGCAAATCAACAGAAGACGGAGACTCAACCGCTTGGTATGGTTACGTTGGTGACTTCCTAGAGTCAGAGTTTGAGCCTGAGTCGAGTGAGTATGGCTATTCCCCCTCTGACATAAAAAATGTTGACGACGTAATAATCTCCGACTCATGCCATTCAATTTTGATAGATTGGTAAAATCAATGGGGCGCAAGTCCCCTTCTTTAAGAAAGGAAAATAGTATGAAATATGTAATCAAAGAGATTTGTGACAACGGTGAAAGAGATGAAGACCCTTGGTATCATCGTTACGTTTGTTATGCAAACAACCAAAAGATAACTTTTGATAATCTTGAGGATGCGATAAGCAAAGCAAACTCTGCGGTAGCTATGCCACACAACGGTGTGATTGGTTATTCAATTGAGAAAGGAGAGTAAGATGAGTTACACAGAAGACGACCTTTATGAAATATGGTCAATCCTAATTGACGAGACAAGCAGCTCAGAGATGAGAGCGATGTCGTTTATGGAGTTTTACAACGCTCATTCTGACAAAAAGTATAAGCATCATTTCTTGATACAAGATAGGGCAAATAGTAATGCTTGTTGAAGAAGTTTGAAATGCGTGGCAAAATCTAATCATGCCAGACAAGAAACGACAAGGAAGACCTCCGTTTGAGATAACCGACAAGGTGTGTCGCAAGGCTGAGGAGTATGCAGCACAAGGCTTGACGGCAGAACAGATAGCTATGGTTCTTGGGATTGGTGAGTCAACTTTGTATGAAAAGCAGGTTGATTTCCCAGAGTTTGCGGAGGCTATTAAAAGAGGTAGGGGTCAGGGTATTGCTTCAGTGACAAATGCTTTGTATCAAAAAGCTATCGTCGATAAAGATAATACGGCCATGATCTTCTACCTCAAGAACCGAGCAGGGTGGGTGGATAAGCAAGAAACTACGACTACGGTAGAGCAAAGACACATCATAGATCTTTCAAGGATAACAGATGAGCAACTCACACAACTTGAGTCAGTATTTGAACAAGCTGTCATTGCCCCAAATCAAAGCCGAGAAGATGCGTCGATCATTGAAGGAGTTCACCAAGAACTCATGGTCAACGATTGAAGCAGGGCGAGAATTCCATGACAACTGGCATATTGATGCTTTGTCAGAACATTTGCAGGCAGTTGTTGAAGGCGACATCAAACGGTTAATTATTAACGTACCACCTCGTCACATGAAGTCTATTTCTGTGGCTGTGGCATTGCCTGCTTGGACTTGGACAATACAACCTGATAAGCGGTTTTTGTTTGCCAGCTATGCAGGTTCTCTTTCTATCAGGGATTCAGTTAAATGCAGAAGGCTCATTGACTCTCAATGGTATAAGAATCATTTTGGAGGAGGTTTCTCTTTAACAAGTGACCAAAACCAGAAGCAACGGTTTGAGAATGACAAGACAGGTTATCGAATCGCAACCTCAGTTGATGGTGCATTGACTGGTGAAGGTGGAGATATCATTGTGATTGATGACCCACACAATGTACGAGAAGCTGAGTCCTCAGTGGTAAGAGAAGGCGTTTTGGAGTGGTGGGATCAAGCCATGCAAACCAGACTTAATGACCCTAAGACTGGAGCTTTTATTATTATTATGCAGCGAGTACATGAGAAAGACTTAACAGGTCACATATTAGCCAATGATATGGGATGGGATCATCTTTGTCTTCCAGCAAGATATGAACCCAATCACCCAACACCAAGCCAATCTTCCCTTGGGTTTGTAGATCCAAGAACGACAGAGGGTGAGTTGTTGTGGCCTAATCGGATTGACGAGAAGACATTGACTCAACTTGAAACCAGCCTTGGAAGTTATGCTGCGGCAGGGCAATTGCAACAAAGACCTGCTCCAAAAGGCGGCACAATACTGAGAAGTAAATGGTGGCGACCTTGGGAATCTCCTGATCTTCCTGAGATTGAATACATTCTTCAAAGCTATGACACAGCATTTTCAACCAAAGAAAAGAGCAGCTATTCTGCCAGAACCACTTGGGGAGTGTTCCGCAAAGAAGGTCAGGTTAACGCTATTGTATTGGAAATGTGGTACGACAGAGTTAGTTATCCAGATCTTAGACGTTTGGCCCAAGAGTCTTATGAAGAATACGAGCCTGATGCAGTGCTGATAGAAAAGAAAGCCAGTGGTCAATCTCTATTGCAAGACCTGCGTATGGCAGGCATTCCAGTTTTAGAGTATTCTCCTGATAGGGACAAAGAAGCTCGCGCTCATGCTTCGAGTGCTTTATTGGAGGATGGACGTATTTGGTATCCTTCTGAGAAGCGTTGGGCAGCAGACTTGATTTCTATTTGTGCTGCTTTCCCTACGGGCGACAACGATGATATTGTGGACACATGCACCCAAGCTTGGTTAAGATTACGCAAGGGTTGGTTCATATCGCACAGTGAAGACTACGAAGATGAAGACAGAGAACCAAAACAAAAGGTAGCATTGTATGGCTGAAGTTGATGAAAATATCGTTCCTTTCGCTGACGGGAGACCTGTTGACGGACTTCAAGTGGAACCATTTGGAGAAGACGAAGTTCTGATTGGCGACCCAGAACTCGACCAAGCTCCACAAGACGAATCAGATTTCGATGACAATTTGGCTGAGACTATTGACGAAAAGGAGTTGATGCGGAAAGCGTCGCATCTTATTTTTCAATATGAAACAGATGAATCTGCAAGGGATGAATGGCGGCTTCGATACGAAAGCGGGTTAAAGACCTTAGACCCTGATGGTGGCCTTGAAGAATCAGAAGATGCAAGAGCGACAAGAGGATTGTCCACAGTTGTTCATCCTTTGATTGCAGAAGCTGCAACACAGTTTAACGCTCGCGCAATCACAGAACTTTATCCAAGCGGCGGCCCAGTAAAAACAACAATTGTTGGAGACGGTTCAGAAGAAGTAGAAGAGCAGGCTCGAAGGGTTCGAGAGTATATGAACTTCCAGCTTACTCAGGAGATGCCTGAGTATTTTACTGATTTAGACCAAATGCTATTCCAACTTCCATTGGTAGGCCACGCATTTAAAAAGGTTTATTGGGATGCAAACTTAGATAGACAAGTCTCTATGTTTGTCAAAGCAGAAGATTTCTGTGTAGCTCCTGAAAGCAAAGACTTGCAGACATCATTGAGATACACCCACGTTATCCGAACACCAAGGAATGATTACAACCGATATGTCGAGGCAGGTTATTATCTTCCAGTTTCTAATTACACCGAGACAACAGATCCATCAGGAACTGTCACTCAAGATATTGAAGGGGTGGATGAGTACAACAATAACGATGACGTATTGACCTTATTAGAAATGCACGTTTATGAGACTTTTGATGGCGTGGATGGAATGGGAGAGGATGACGACGATGTTGTCGCTTTTCCTTATGTCGTTACCATTGAGATGGCAAGCCAAAGAGTAGTTAGTGTTCGACGCAACTGGGACGAAGAAGACGAGCGAAAAAAACGAAGAGATTGGTTTGTGTCTTATCGTTTCTTACCAAGCGTAGGATTTTACGGCTTTGGCCTTTATCACATGATTGGTGGTTTAGGCAAAGCGGCGACTGGTGCATTGAGAGCGCTGCTTGATTCTGCTGCTTTTGCAAACATGCAAGGTGGATTCAAGCTTAAAGGCCGAGTGTCTGGCGGGGATATGGACATAAGTCCCGGCGAGTTCATCGACCTAGATGCCACCGTTGACGATGTAAACAAGGCAATTATGCCTTTGCCATTCAAAGAACCAAGTGCTGCTTTGTTCAGTTTACTTGGGATGATTGTTGATGCAGGGCAAAGATTTGCATCCACCGCTGATTTAAATGTAGGAGACGCATCTCCAAATGCTCCAGTTGGAACAACCGTTGCCTTAATTGAACAAGGCAGCAAAGCATTTAGTGCGATACACAAAAGGTTGCACAACTCACAAGGGCATGAGTTCAAGCTTTTAGCAAAGCTTAACGCAGAGAATCTTCCTGAACAGTTTGAATTCTCAACCAACTCTGGCTCAGAAATTATTTACGCAAAAGATTTTGATGATCGTGTTGATGTTATTCCTGTCTCTGACCCAAACATATTCAGTGCTTCTCAAAGGATTGCACAAGCTCAAGCTGTTTTAGAGATGGCTCGTTCTGCTCCAGACTTGCATGATATGTATGAAGCATACAAACGAATGTATGAAGCGGTGCGAATTCCAAACATTGATGAGATATTAAAAGCTCCAGAAGAAGCGGCTCGGCTAGACCCAATCGACGAGAACATGGCGGTTCTATACAGCAAGCCAATCAAAGCTTTTCCAGAGCAAGACCATGAATCTCACATTGCGGTTCATATCCAGTTCTTGCAAGATCCATCGTTAGGTGGCAATCCTCAGATGAACAAGGCAGTGATGCCAATTTTCTTGGCTCATATTGCCGAGCATATTGCATTGTTGTACCGAACTAGGATGCAAGCAGGAATCAACATGGAGTTGCCAGCGTTGCCAAACTTAAGAGATCCGAAGTTTAGATTTGATGACATTGACCCTGAACTTGACATGCTGATTAGCCAACGAGCGGCGATGGTTGTGCAACAAGCACCTCAAATGAAGCCAATACAGGCAATGAATCCACAGCAAAACCAGCAACAAAACCCTTTACAATATGCTCAACAGCTTGCACAGTTAGAGGCTGAAGCGTTAAAAGCAAGGACTCAGGCTCAAATTGCTGCCGATCAAGCAAAAGCCCAATCAAGTATTCAGTTAAAACAGGCTGAAGCGCAACAAGACATGCAGATTGATGCTGCCAAAGCCAACGCAGAATTGCAGGCCAAGGTCACCAAGTTGCAGGCTGAGTTGCAAATGGAGAGAGAGAAGAACCAAGTTAAACTTCAAATGGATCAACAGCAGAACCAAGCCAAGCTCCAAATGGAACAACAAAAGAATCAAACCGAATTACAGATGGAGATTATGAAAGATGTATGACCCCAGAAGAACCCGAACAGATATGCCTTTAAACATAGGCGCATTACCCGATGATGTTGATCAAATGCGGGGGGATAGAAGTTCTTTTAGAAGAGAATTTGAAGGCGTACCGAGAACTTCATTAAATCCTGAACTTGCGCCTGCTAATGCTGAAATGATACGGCAATTTAATCTAATGAAAGAACTAGATCCTAATTCTGTAGTTAGAGAATCAGAGTTTCGTAAAGCGATGAAAACTGTTAATGACAAAGAACCTGCTGATGATATTACAAACTTATTTGCAATGTTAAAAAAACTAGATCCCGGTTCTGTGCTTAGAGAATCAGAATTTCGTGCTTTGATAAATAACGACTTACAGTCGTTAACGGATCAAGACCCGATGAATGATAGCCTTCGCGGAGAAGGGCCGTACTTTGATGCGATAGAAAATGTAATGTCTTTTGGTGTCCCAGAAGAATTTGCAATTGACGTTGCAAAGCTTACCCCTTCTGTAGATGAATTAGAAGGCGGAGTGGAAGAGCAAAGAGAAATGGCGCTTGATATTTATGACCGTATTTTAAATACGGCGGATTTAAAAGAAGAGTGAATTTACTTCCTATTAATCCTCAAGCCTTTTCTGGTACAGGTCAACCTATGCCGCAGCAACCTATGCCAAGGCAACCGCAACCTATGCCTCCACAAAGACAGCACCCAGATCAACCTGCGGCAAATTATCTTCTACAAAAGATAGCTGATATCAAAAGAAGAATGACTGGAGAAGTGGGTGCATTAACCAACTTAAACTTAGGAACTTACAATGGCTGAAGTAAACGTAGAAAATATAGA